GTATCAGGTCGGCCAATTGCAGCAACTTGCTAAGGGTGCGGCGGTCGCCTGGGCCGACGCCCAATATTTTGACGGTGAAATCCATTTGCGGCACGGTGTTTGTGTGCATCAGGAATGTTGGCGCGTCGACGTAAACGCAGGGCGGGTTGATGTTGCGCGGGTCGCTCGACACGGTGACCGGCAGGCCGGTGATAGTGCCTAGTTTGGCGACCAGGTCATCGAATCCGCCGTTGAAAATGTCGCTCATGCGATGGCCGGCCTGTTTATGCCCAGCAGGCGCAGCACTTCAATGAATGACCCGCCTATCGGCCCCGACGTTGCTAGCGGGTCGTATGCGGCGTAGTTTTCGGTTGCGCTGCCGCGTTGCCTGAACAGGTATCCGCAGTAGATAATCGTACCTAGTCGTACGTCTTCGCTGGGGACTGTCGTCAGGCTGTCAAAATAGCCGGCTTCCTGGCGGCGTCGCCAGGCGAACTGGTTGCCGGCCGCGACGCATATCGTTAGCAGGTCGTTGTCGGATGATGGCACGGTGACGGTGAATCCCAGCCAGTCTTCGACGTCGGCTTTGTTGACCCAGCTGCAGGTTGGCGTAAATGTGACTGTGCCTGTGACTGGATAACGGACGATGTCGGCGGTCGTCAACGCGAACGCGATTTGGTTTTGGATGCGCACTGCGTCGTTGTAAACGTAGTCGCCTTCGTCGTCAACGCCAATGAATTCGAATTGCGGAATGGCGGTGACGATGACGCTGCCGGTGAACGGCGACCCCAGGCCGAAACCTGATAGCGAAATCGTGTTGCCTACTTCGATAGGTGTTGAAGTAAGCGTCGCAATAACGCCGACGTTGTCGTTGACTTGCGCGTGTGTCGTTGTGTAGGTCGCCATTAGGCAACCGTCCGACTAGGCGTAGGTAAAGCGGCGGAACTTCGTGGCGTCAATCATCAGGGTGGCGAAATAGCCCCTGAATGAAATCTGGCGTCCCAACACTTCTGGCTTGTCGATGGCGATGATGCCGCGCTGGTTTTCGTAAATTTCGAATCCAGCGAACTGACCGGCCGCACAACCGACGATGGCGGTTTTGGCGGTGAAGTTTTTGTCAACGACCATCGTCAGGCCCAGCGGGTTGCCGTTCCACGTCGCGGCGTTTTGCTGACCGGCAGCGTTGAACGGTCCGACGGTCGGGAACAGTGGGCGGTTGCTGCCGTCCACAAGTCCGCCCAGTTTGGCCCACATTTCTGGGTCAACGAACAGGTGCGTCGGCAGCACGTTGGTGTTCGCCGCGATGAGCTGCGCCGCTGCGTAAATTTCAGAAAGAATCGACGCGGCCGTACCTGCCCAGGTTCCCTGGTCGGTGGAATTGCTGCGCAACTGGTCCGCTGCATAGTTGTCGGTTGCGTCGGCGTACTGGCCGGCCATGTCCTGCAACAAAATGTTGACGCTGTTCGGGTCGGTCCAGTCAATCGACTGTTCGGACACAAGTGCAGTGCCGCCGAACGTCAATCGTGTGACCTGGTTGTCGGTGACGACCATCGTCGTCGACGAAAGGCCCGACAATTCCGACGACTGTTGCGCAACGCTGGTGTGCGTCGTGATTTCTGGCCTGATGAACACTTTGCCACTGCCCAACGGCATCGCGCGTGCGCCGATGGCGGTGACGACAGGGCGCAGGTAGTTGATGTTCGTGTAGACAGGTCCGACGACCGGAATAGGCAGCAAGCCCAACTGGTCGCCAGTTGTCTGGTCGCCGGCTGCGGCTTCAAGCGGGTTGTGATACGCCTGGTGTTCGGCAATCATGCGATTTACTGCAGCGAACTGTTCGCCGCCGCGCACAAATGCAGAAATCCATTCGCTTGCGCTGGGCAGACGTCCTGGCACGCGCTTGGGTGCTTCGGCCGGCTTTTCGGTTGCGGTGACTTCGGTGTTCATGGCTGTTATCTCGCTTTCGTTTAATTCGACTTTAGCAGCAGCGATGCTGTCAATGGTGGCATTCGGGAACGCGGGTTCGGCGACGATGGATAGTTCGCGCCAGGTGGCTTTGCTGACGACCAGGACGCCTTTGTCGTCGTACTGTGCGTCTACAGGGTCGACGCCGACACTGACTGCGTCTAGTGCGCCGTCTTTGATGAGTTCAATGACGTCGTCGCCGGCTTTCGTTGCGCTGATTCGGGCCGTGTAGCGCATACCGTCTGCGGTTTCTTCGCGTGCGGTGACGATGCCGACGATGCGGTTGGCGTCGTGCGATTCCAGTAGGCGCGGTGCTTTGCCTTCGGTGGGCAGGCTGCCTGGCAGGAATTTGACGCGTTCGCCGCCGCTGACGGTGGCTTCGACGTTGTACGGCACTGCAACGCCGCTGATGGTGCGCGGTGCGGCCGCCTTTTTTGTTTCGTCTTCTTCGTCCATGCCGTAGCCGGCCTGCAGCTGCACTTTTCCTGCGGTGAAAATAATCATGCGACCAGCGTAGGCGTTCGCGGTTGTCGGTTTGGTGGATTCCATGTCGTCGTCGTCTTCGGTGATTTCGCCGCCTGGTTCAATGCCTTCGTCAATCGATACGGCGACCATTTGGTCGACGGCGTCCTGTTTTTCTAAGTGGCAGCCGACGATTTCGCCGATGTCGGTGATGACTGCCCAGCCGGCGCAGTCTTCCATTTCGTCGGTGACGTAGTACGGCATATCAGTCCGCTATCGGTTGCCCAGGTGACACGGATGTACCCGACCCCGCAGGCGCGGGCAGTGCGCCCGCAGGGCCAGATATGTCGTTTTCCATTAGATAGGAATCGACATCTAGTTTTATGTAGCGGCCGCGCGGCGTCACGCTGTTGAGCGACAAGGTTTGTTCGATGCAGTCGATGTAAGGTTTCGCGCCGAATAGGTATAAGTCCTGGCGTGCCTGTTGCGCGTTTTGGTAGGTCATGCCGCTGCCGGCTGGTGCGCCGACGAGGTAGGGCGGAATGTTGGCGATGCGCGCCAGTTCCAATGCCTGATAGGTGCGTGCGCCGACCAGTTCCAATTTGCTGGGGTCAATGTTTGATTCGCGCCATTCGACATATTCGTTCAACGCGGCGACGCTCGATGTTTGTCGTGCCTCTGACCATGCAGCTGCCAAGTCGGCAAGTTCCTGACCCGACATAGGTTCGCCCGATGTTTGTTTCAAATATCCGGCCGGCACTTCCATCGTTGCAAATCGTTCAGCTGCCAGGTCCAGGCGTGACGCTGTGTTAATGGCGCGTTGACCTGTGAACAGCAGCCCTGGAATCGGCGACAAGAATTGCACAACGTCTTGCGTTTGTAATTGGATGCCCTGAAAATAAATTTGTGATGACGGTCCCCACCATTGTGGGCCTGCCTGGTCCCATGTCGTGACGTCGGCTGCAGGTATCCAAGTAAAACCTGTAGGAAATCCTGCAGCATTCCTAGCGGTGACAACCCAGAATGCGCGACCGTAAAAAATCAGGTCGTCGGCAGTGAATGACATGATGAAATTGCGCGTGACGTTCGGGTCGGGATTCTGGAACCAGGTGTCTGGCGGTAAGTCGACGTATTCGTATTCGTCGCCGTTCCACACGCGGCCGTACTGTTCAATTTCTAGGCAGCCAATCATTCCGCAGATTAGGTCGCGTGCGCGGCTGATGGTCGGGTTGCGTAGCGCGATGGTGCGGTCTGTGCCGGTCGTGTAGTTGATGAAATTGCCGACCAGCGGGTTGCCGGCTGCGCCTGCGGCGGCTTTGACGACAGCGTCGTCGTGTTTGTCGGCGCGGCTAAATAATCCCATGACTTAGATATTAGGCGACGCGCTGTTGTCTTGCGATGCCAATGACCGGCCGTTTGACGTTTGGCGCGGGACGCGACCCGATGCCGGCCGCCCACACTAGGCAGCGTGCCAGTTCTATCGGCCCTGGCGATTTCGTTGATGACAGAGCGATTGCGCCTGTGGTGCGTACGGCGACCGCGCGCCCGACGTGTTCGGCCAGCATTGTTTCGCCGGTGTGCCATAGTCTGCGTTCTTGCAGCATTTGTTTGACGACTGCCGTGTATCGGCATATTTCCTGATAGCCGACAATGATGCGGCGGCGTTGCAGCTGCGTCGGGCATGACACGTCAAGCGTCGGCGTGATGGCCAAAACGACGCCAGGGTTGGCGTCTATCTGTTTTTGTACGGCGTCCCAACAGGCGGCAATGCTGTCGACCATAAATCCGATGGTGGCTGTCAGTTGGCCGTCGCTGTTGACGTTGACGCGTACGCCGCAGTAGCGGCCGTCATCCATGCTGACTTCGACAGCCAGGACGCCGCCAGGTTGCGGCGGTGATTTGGCGCGCAATTCCTGGAATAGTCCAGGTTGCAGCCAGGACGAATCGGTCTGCGTCCACAAGTTGACCGATGACCGTAGAAAGGCTGCGCGGTTCGGTGCGTGCGATTCGGCTTCCAGGGCTTCCATGCGTATGGTGTGGCCCAGGGCGGGGTTCGCGTATGCCCATGCTTCGGGGGTTAACGGGTCCAGTTCCGGTGGCGGGGACCATTCCGCCAGGTAGATGCCGACGTGTTCGCCGGTGTCGATGCCGCGTAGGGCGGCTTCACGCCATCGCAGCATTGCGACCGATTCTTCAGTGCCGGCGGTCGAATAGAACATCGCCAGCGGGTTGTCGACCGCGCGTTGTGTCGGCATAAATCCGATGTCCAGCGTGTCGGTGTCGACGCCCCAGAGTTCGTCGCCAATCAGCACGTCGACGCCGCTAAGTCCGTGTGGGGCTGCCGGCCGCGCAGCTTTGACGACCCAGCGCGCATTGCCCAGGCGTACTTCGGTGCGACCATATGACCAGGTAGGTGTCGCCCCAAATTTTTTTTCAAGCACAGGGGCCAAGTCCTGGAACATGGCGACAGCCATGTCGAGACGATGCGCGAACGTCACAATTTTGAACGGCTTTTTTTGCTGTTTTGCGTAGTCGGTCATTAGCCACCCAATAGATGCAGCAATGCAGACTGACTTGCCCTGTTGACGCGCGGTCGATATCAGCGTCGTGCGGTTGCAGTATCGGCCGTCGCGTCGATACGCGAACTGTTGCGCCAAAACATAACGCTGCCAGGGCATCATTTCTACGTCGAGATGTTCGCGCGCCCATTCCACAATTGACGGCCCATGCGACCCGACCGAATCCGTCACGTTCGTTTCAAGTCGCGGCAAGTCATGACGGTTGTGGCCGGTTTCGTTCGTCTTCCTGGGCGAGACAGACCGATA